CATCTATCCTTTTTTAGATATTTATAAAAAGGGGGGAATGGATGATTCTGACCATCCTTCCCCCTGCGCCGACGATATTCAAAAGTATTTAGAGATAATCTTTACGAGCATGATGTTCTGGAACAATTTTTCCTAATCGAATGGTAAGTAATCCATCTTCAAAGATGACTTCTCTGACTTCTGTGTCATCTGAGAGTGTCCATGCCCTCTTGAAACTTCTTTGAGCCAGACCCTTGTGGACAAACGTCCTATCCGATTCTGTATCTGATTTTTGCCCCTCGACAAAAAGTTTTCCATACTCTGTGAAGACATTCACTTCCTCCTTTTTAAATCCAGCAAGAGCAATCTCTAAATGAGATTCAACATTATTTACCTGAACAAGATTGTATGGAGGATAATTTGTTGTGGTTTCATGAAGATTAAACAATCTATCAAAATATTCATCCATTCCAATACTGTTGCGTGTAATCCTATCCATCAGTGCAGGAAGATCAGACGCAGTATAACGCATAAGGTTAGTCATTATGGTAGCTCCTTTAAAAGCGAGTTTGTTTTTTGTGGACCCTTACGGCATCCTTTATTAATTATACAACAAGTCACAAAAAAGGGGATGTTGAATCCCCTACAAAATTATTCAGTTTCCTCTACTTCTTTCAAATGAACTTGTAGAGAACTTTTCCACTGCTGTTCAGTATATCCAACAGCAATAAAAAACCTACGAACCATTTCTAAAAATTGATTTTCATTTAAATATGGATCGCCAGATTTAACAATCACATCTTCATCAGGAAGAATAAATTTTGCATCAGGATTTTTATGCCAAGAAGCATCTTCATTTTTATGAATAAATTTAAACTCAAAACTTCCAGAATCCATTATTCAGTTTCCTCTACTCTTTTCTTTTTAGATCCAATATTGTATTTGGTTTCCAACACCCATTCATCTTTATCTTTGTAAGAAAGAACTTTAATTTGATTCAGTGGTGCAAGGTCTTGAATCTTAGTGACATTATTGACTGTAATCAAACCCCAATCTGCAAGAAGTTGAATAATTCTATTTCTTCTTTGAACATCATTCACAGTCAGGTTTGCATGTTTGCCATCAAGTGCAAACAGTTCTTTGAAGTGAACAAGATAATATCTTCCTTGTTTATGGAGGATGTGGCAGGACTGATACAGTTTCTTTTCTTTACGTGATGCTACACCAATTCTGGTCAGTGTTTCACGCACTTTCAGAAAATCATCTGGTTCATTCAGAGTAACTTCTACCATTTGGTCAGGGGACCATTTCACTTCAGGTTCATTTACAACGCTCATCTCATTCCTCCAGTTTCAATTTTAGTCTTAATAAAGTTAATTTGTTCTTTGGAAAGTATTCTCAAAGCTTGCTTTGCCTTTTCATTACTATAACCATAGTAAGATTTGACTACTTCAAGTTCTTTGATTTTTTCTTGTTTAATCCAAGGAGAAAATCTTTTCCTTGTTCTCACAGTATTTATAAAAAAGTCATATTGTAGCTTTTTATCCAATGAATGATTTTTATTCATTTCATTTGCATACATCAGAGTATCAATAGTTCCAGATAAACATCTATTAATGATGTATGGTGGATAATCTTTTTTGGAGGACGGTTCATCATCCATAATATTAATTTTTGATTGATTAATTGAGTTTAACCAATCCTTCAATTCATACTTCATAATTGATCAAAACCAATTCCTTTCTTTCATGTTGATCTTTCATATAATCCCCAACAGATCTCATAGTATAAGTATGAGAATATTCAATTGCTTTCCAATTCTTAAATCTATCTTTAATCAATTGACTTGAATTATAACTAACCATCATATCCATATTATGAGAATCGCAATCAGCAGCAAACCTATCGTGATCAAATCCTTTGTGCATTGATCCTCTATTGCCATAGAGATTATCCTTAATATCATAAGGAGGATCAAGATACATAAAAGCACCTGTGTCTCCATCCATGAGATAATCATAGGAATAATTAGTTATACGCCAATTTTTAATTATTTCAGAATATCCAGGCAGTTTTTCAATTCCTTGCAAACTGAAGTTTTTTTCTGAAGCTTGTTCTGAGAAGGATGAACTTTCTGTAAGACCACTGAAACTACACTTATTGACAATATAGAAAGCCACAGCACGATCAAAATTTGACACAGTTTGGTCATTAATTCTCTCCTTAGATTGAAGAAAAAGTTTTCTTGCTAAATCAGGAGTATTGTTTGCTTTCTTTAAATCTACAAGTTCACTTTTTAAATCATACCCAAACATCTGGAGTTGTTGCCAGAAGTTTACCAGTGGTTCATATAAATCATTAACCCAAATATCTAAGAGAGGAAACATCTTAGTTATATAAATTGCAACACTTCCACCACCAAGAAATGGTTCTCGAAACTCATTATACTCTTCTTTAAGATTTGGAAAGTATTGTGCTAGTTTTTGTACTGCCCTAGATTTGCCTCCAGGATATCTCAATGGTGTCTTAAGGTCTTTCATTTAAACTTAACCTCCACCATAATTTCAGTTAATGCTGCAAGAAGATTGATTTCTTGGTCTGCAACAAAAGCAGATTGATACTGATACTTTGCCACAACTAAAACTGCTGCTGCAATACTTGGACCATCTACCTTGTCATACAGAGCATCATAAACTTTCCTCAAGATAATAGAAGCATCATTATCTATGTTAAGTGCTACCCACTTCCTAACATCAGGAAAGTTCTTTTCCTTGATACTCTTAATCAAATCATTTACAGATACATCTGCAAAGGTAGACAAAATTCCAGAATCAATCTCTCCTCCTACAGAATATCTTTGACACTCATTAAGCGTCCTTCTCCAATCTGGGAAATAATTGCTGATAATTTGAATGATAACTTTTTGATTGTATTTGACACCTTCTTCCTCAAGGATAGTTTCAAGACGTTTGAAGAACTCTCCTGCAAGTTTTGGTTTGTCTTTTGACTTGATACTGAACTCAACAACTGCACATCTTGAGTGAAGGGGTTCAATAATTTTGTTCTTGTAGTTGCAGGTGAAGATGAATCTACAGTTTTTATAGAACGTCTCAATATTTGCCCTAAGTAGGAGTTGTACATCTGTGGTGGTATTGTCTGCTTCGTCAATAATAATGACTTTGTGTTTTGCAGTTGAAGAAAGTGATACGGTCGAAGCAAAGTTCTTTGCTTGATTCCTGACAGTATCGAGAAATCTTCCTTCATCTGATCCATTGATGACATAATAATCAACTCCAAGTTCTTCACATAATGCTTTTGCTACTGTGGTCTTGCCACAACCTGCAGGACCAGAAAGGAGGAGATTAGGAACCTCTCCACCATTTACAAAGTCTTGAAATGTCTTTTTAATATTTGCAGGTAAAATACAATCTTCAATTTTCTTTGGGCGATATTTTTCCACCCAGAGGAAGTCTTTACTCATAATAAAATAAAATAATTAATCAACCAAAGGTAGAATCAGGTTCAAGAGCAATAAAATACTTCAAGTTATATTTCTCATTCACGAATCTTGCAGACAGTTTTTGTGAAACCACCACATCATAGGAACCAGGAATCATCTTCAGGTTCTCTACCTTAAAATTAAATACAAAATTAGAATCAGTTTCTCCAACTGTAATAGAGTATTCATTTGAGGTATCATTATTCTTGTCTCTTACTACAAGACGAATGACTCCTGCTTCACCAACAGCAGACATATCAGGTAGTTTGTAAACACCAGCAGCCTTGATGAGTTTATCAAGTTGAGAGTGTTCAAGTTGGAAGCAAACATCTTCAGTAGGAAGATCAATGTCTTTATCAGGAGGAGACACAATCACCTCAGGGTCTGCATAGAAGTATTTGACCTTACGCTTACCTTCCTTGATAGTCAGGTAAGAATCATTGGTAAAGTCCAGATCAGGATCTTGATGAAGACCAAGGCCATTCAGGAACTCATTCAAGTCATAGATAGCAAAATCTTTGCTGAACTCTTCTTCAACATTTGCAACAGCATAGATGTTCTTAAGCACAGAAATAGTTTTAATCTGAGAACCTTTCTTAATCAGAATTGACTGATTAATGTTAGAGAAGTTCTTCAAAAGGGTGACAGTATTATCAGAAAGTTTCATAGGTTCCTTGAGTTTCATTATGAAGTCCAGCAAAGTGATAGAGAAGAATGCAATAGTGAATTGCTTTTAGGATATCCATTTTGGATTTTCCATTCTTTTTACCAAAACGAGAAAGATACTTGATGGCATTAGACCTTACAAAAGGTTCTGCATCACCAATACTTTCAATCAAATCAAGTGTTTGAGTTTTAGATGTTTCAGAAGTGTAATGAGATTTATATGTACTCACAAGATACTCTTCAATTTCTTTCAGAGTTTTGTCTTCATTGTACTTCCAAAAACCATTTTGAATATTATCAGGCATATCAAGTTTTAATTCAAACATAATATAGG